GGCAAGGCTATTAACCAGATGATAAAGGTTGATAGTATGACGATTAACAACGGCAGTAAGACCGGTGGTGTGGTTGGGTCTATTATGGACATCGAACCTACCAAGTTAAGCGAGCTGACCAAAGATGAACCAAGATAGACTAGAAAAGTTACGTAAGATATATGCCGAATACCCAAGAAGGCAATTGGCCGAACAATTGCTGTTGGACTTCAAGGAATACGTAAAGTGGATACATTTTACTATAAACGGCACTGAATACGATATGGAACACGTACACGAAGTGATTTGTGACGCGTTACAACGATATACCGAACAAAGGAACACAAAACGTAATCTAATGATTAACTGCCCGCCGGGGACAGGAAAGTCGTTGTTGTTGCAGTATTGGATTACGTGGAACTTCGCCAGAAACAAACAATGTATGTTTTGCTATGTGGCTTATGGCGATAGGCTTATTAAGAAGTTGTCTAGGGAAAGTCGAAACCTAATGATGATTCCAGAATGGGAAGAATTGTTTGGAAAGGAAATGGACCCTGGCGACAAATCAGTTTTGAATTACCACCTCCTGTCCGGGGGGTCCCGTTCGGGCTTAACAGCTGGTACTATACAGTCCGGCTTGCTGGGTCTGGACGCGGGCAACCCGGCATCTAAGATTCCGTTTAGTGGCGCACTCTTGTTGGACGATATTAACTCTCCGGAAGTTATTAGTTCTCTTAACGAACAAACAGAAACTCCTGAAATTTACAATCGTAAGTTAACAACTCGTCGTCGTACACCTCGTACTCCTACTATTTGTATTATGCAGCGTCATCATAAGAATGATTTTGCTGGTTGGGTAGCAGAACACGAACCTGATGAATGGGAATGGATAGTTATACCCGCTATAAACGATGACGGGACGTCTTTTTACCCAAAACGGTATCCTATTGAAGATTTAAGGAAGATTGAACGCGGACAACCATATATGTTCGCTTCAATGTACCAACAAGACCCATTAGCGGCACAGGGCGCGTTATTTAAGCACGAATGGATGAGATACTACGACCTTGCGCCAGAAAAGATGAAAAAAACATTCATAACCACCGACACTGCCTTTACAACAACAGGGGACTATACCGTCTTCTGCTGTTGGGGGCTAGGAGAAGACCATAACCTTTATTTGCTAAGAATGCGAAGAGGGCGGTGGGAATCCTATGAAGTTAAGAAGTTTTTGCTGGAATTCTTTGCTCAATGCAATACAGCCTATAAGAAGTGCCGAAGGGTGTACATCGAAAACACGCTATCTGGTATCTCCCTAATACAAGAGTTAAAAAGGGAAGAACCGAAGATGGCCGTTGTTGAAGTAAAGCGTGGCGCAAAGAAGTCAAAGCGTGTACGTATTGAAGACTCTGCTATATGGTGCGAAGCAGGTAGGGTATGGTTTAAGAAGACAGACCCATACCTTGCAGAGGTATATGCAGAAATGATAAACTATAATCCTAATGAAAAGAATCCACGCGACGATATTTTGGATAATTTGGCTGACGCCTGCCAGATTGCATTCTCTGGGTCTACCAGTTCTATCTTCATTTGACATTAGCAGTTTTTTTTGATATCATCTGCTTAAGTTCAATTTAAAGAAAGGACTTATATGAGAACATTTATAGCAGCGGCAGCATTGGTTGTTGGGTTTGTACTCGGCCTCCTTGTTACCAGCGCAGGCGAGGTTATTCCTCGAACTACCCCTGTCGGGGGGAACAATTACACACTAGAAGCAAAAGAATACACAAAAGGTTGGGAACAACTAAGACTAGAAGCGTATAGAGATAATACAAGATTCTCTATAGGCTATGGCACTATTTCCTATCAAGGAGAGAAGATAACAGAAAAAGAAGCCACAAAGCGATTTGATGACTATTGGGACAAGAATATCCCTCTTTTGACTAAATATGTTAGCTCCAAAGGTCAATATGTGGCTCTAGCAGACACTCTTTATAACAAAGGCGGCTCAGTAGATAGATTTTTAACTCAGGGGCGTATAGACTGTGAAAAGATAGGAAAAATGGACTCTATTAACCCAAAATACTATTCTGGGGTCAAAAATAGACGTGTTATCAACTATAAACTGTGTACCGGGGAACTAGAATGGCACGAAGCCATAAAAAGGAGTTAATAGATGAATTTATCAGAACATTTTACATTAGAAGAACTATCTAACACTTCGCATAGCGATTTAAAGGCCAAAAACGCCACCTACGCACGCGAAAATATCTGTAAACTACAGACACTAGCCAAATACATATTAGAGCCGTGTAGAGCCATTTGCGGGCCTTTAATAGTGAATTCGGGTTGTAGGTGTCCAGAACTTAATAAAAAGGTTGGTGGAAACGCAAAGTCTCAGCACTGTCTTTGTGAAGCGGCTGACTTAACGCCAACCAAGATTTCTGTTAAAGAAGCGTTTGACAAGATACGTAAGAGTGGTGTACCATATGGACAGTTGATACTGGAAACCGTCGGTGGAAAGACTTGGATACACATCTCTTTAGGCGTTCCGTTCCGCGAAGCAAGCAAATGTGGTCAAACATACATATACGACGGAAAGACTTATAAGGTGGTAAAATGATAGAACTTGATAGTGTTTTTTGTGTTAAGTATAAAAAGCGCCAAGAAACGGCAGATAAGGTTCAATACGGTATATGGATAGGCGAAGACGATGAATTCTTCTATCTAACTCAGTGTAAGCACGAAATGCTTAATAAGAAATACTATCACTACCAGCGCATTACGCCTCAGGAGTATTTAGATGCAATTCAGAATATGGGGAAAGTTTCCGGGGATGAACGAGATAGTTAATGCCGACCGTCGACATTGGGCTATTGGTGCCAAACTTAAGAAGCAATCCACAGAAGCAATATTGAAACAACTGCCAAACGTTCAAATTTCGACGCCTGCGCGTTTTTCTTTCGTTCTGGCTACAAGTACTAGGAAGGACCCAGATAACCTATCTGCAGGCTTTTCTAAAGCGTTTTTTGACGCATTGCAGATTAAAGGTCTAATACCGAATGATTCTATCAAGGAAATAGTTGGTATAAGTTATGCTTTTCTGAAGTCATCAGAAGACTATGTGGATGTAAGCATAGATTCAGACTAAAGAAAAAAGAAAAGTACCAAAAGAAATAAAGAAAGAATATTTATATTCTTTCTATTCCTGAGTAATATAAATATATATTATATATATAATAATATAATACTCTTCTTTTCTTTTTACTCCACTTTTTCTTTTCTTCTAAAGAGAAACCCCGGGAGAAGACCCGGGGATATTCTTTTAGGCTAGAGTTCTATTCAAAAACCCGAGTCGATGTTGGAGTTCTCTACCTTGACCGCTAAACAAGTCATTTTCGCCCTGAGATATATCAGATTGCAATATCTTCGCAAGCGTGTCTAATGCACATTCCAAGCAGTCCTTTACGTTCTTTACCAATTCTTCGTTTGTGGTTCCTGGCGCCTTCATCCATTCGGACGCCTTATCGGCAATTTCCTTTCCGGACATAGCGTCTTTTCCTCTGCCTAAGAAGAATATTTCTTGAATGTTGTCACGCATATCACTTAATGGCGCATCGTCTACGCCTTCTATGATTGTGTCAAACAATTCGTGTAGTTGTCTAAAGTTTACGCCTTTTGCTTGATAGTGGCCGTCTTTACAAGTCATTTCTAAGCATAACAAACAGGATATATATTCTTTAACTAAATCATACATTTGATTTCCTTCTTTATTGTTGTGTATTTTAATTTGCCCCACTTCGCTTCAAGCTCTTTTACGTTTAAAGACTCTAGTAATTGTTGCCACTCTAGAATCTCTTTGTTGTATGTGTATTTGCGACCAATGTTGCTCTTAGAAATCCTTTCGCACTCCTTGTGCATCAAATACATACGAGCTGTTTCAGCATCCTCCTTTGTATTGAAGTAATAGAACGTGTATGATTTTCCTCCTCTAGAAGGGTTTGACTTGACGGTATAAATCTCCCATTTATTGAGATATTCTCCGTCTTTCATAACAACAAAACATACGTTACTAACTTCCATAGTTTGCATTATATCATAACAACTTGCAAAATGTCAATAAGTGTGATATAGTATAAATAAATCGGGACAAGGCTCCCTAACTGTTTTATGTCGAGAATAAGATGACAAAGAAGAAACCAGATATGAATGTTTTAAGCAATTCAATGGCACAACTTGCTGGTTCTATTGCTTCGGGTGTTGTTCCACAGGGTTCCCCTATTCTAAGACCAACGCCTAATTCTGTGAACGAAATAGATATGCTTATGAACAATGTGCGCGGGTCGTTCATAACCCTTAATCGTACATTGTTGTCGTTGTTGTATTCACAATACGGAATTGTCCAAGCGTCTATAGAAGTTCCGGTGCTGGACGCCTTTCGTGGCGAAATAAAGGTTCGTGGGTTCGAAAAAGACATATTTGACGAAAACCCTTACGACAAAAAGAAATGGCTTAAGTTTTTCACAAACGAAGACGACGACCAAAAAAAGAAAGCTCCAGATGCCGAAAAAGACCAATACGACATTGACAAAGAATATATGGAACGTCGTAAACAATGGGAAAGAGAACAATTCCAGAAAGACGTCGAACGCCAAACCGCTTCTGAAGAAAACTTCCGTCGTGAAATAACAAAGGAAGAAGAAGCGCGGGTTATGGCATATTTGCGCCGCGAACAGATTTGGCAAAAATTTCAGCAGGCGTTAATATGGATGCGTTTGTTCGGCGGTTCGGGTATTGTTATAATGGACGGACGTAATCCAGAATCCCCATTGAACTTGGAACGTATAAACAAATACACAAACCTTGACTTCTATGTTGCAGATAACTGGGAATTGTCTGGTTCACAAACAAATACTATGCTTGGCACAATAGACTGGATGGCAGAAGCGCCGTTCTTCCTTATGGGCCACAGAATACACCGTTCGCGTGTGTTATTGTTCAAAGGGAAAGAAATACCTTCTATGTTTCGTGCTGTTGGGCGCGGTTGGGGTCTTTCGGTTCTTGAATCTTTTGTTCGTACGCTTAACAAGAACATAAAGAACGAAAACGTCATCTACGAACTGTTAGACGAAGCAAAGATGGATATCTACAAGTTGAACGAACTTAACGACAGTATGTTGGAAGAAGATTCAACAGAAGCGGTTAAGAAACGTTTGGCTTATGCGCAAATGATTAAGAACTATATGAAAGCGTTAGTTCTTGATACTACGGACGATTATGCACAAAAGCAAATTCATTTCTCCGGATTGGCAGAATTGAAAGAAGATGCGCGTATAGATATGGCTGCGGACACACGTATCCAAATTACAAAGTTGTTTGGTATGACACCTGCTGGGTTCAACTCTGGCGACGCTGACAGGGCAACTTACAACGATATGGTTGAAGCAGAAATTCGTTTTCCTTGCGAACCAAATATGATTCGTATGCTTGAAGTTGTTGGTCGTAAGGTTTTGGAAAAGACCTTAGACTGGGATTTTGAATGGCCAGAACTTGAACGTATGAGCAAGTACGACGAAGCAAAGATGAAGACGTTAGATTTGGCTAACTTGAACGAAGCAAACATTTGGGGCCGTATATCTAACTATGAATGGACACAGGCTGTTAACGACAAGAACTTGTTGAATATGACTGTATCCTACAAGCCTGAATTTATACCAGACCCATTGGCAAAACAAGTGTTCAAGCCTGGGTTCGGTGGCGGAGGTAAATAATGACAACATATTTTAATCGGGAACTTACTGTTCCTAAGATGGAAGAAAAGAATTTCCCAAAGGGTAGGACGTTTACTGCTAAGTTTATAGAGTCCGGCCCTGCAGGCTACAATGGCTTTAAGGTTTTCGTAGAACCTGAATGCCTGCCGTCTTTAGCGTATTCGTTAAAGGGCTGCCCGGTAGTGCTGGGCCACGTTGGGGAAATGACATACGAAGAAATGCTTAAGAAGGCTGTTGGCTACGTTGTTAACGTTCACGGAAGTGACGATGGCAACATATGGTACGCAGACTTTGTCATCTTTAAAGAAGACGCATTGAAGTCGTATGACGACGGAAAAACCAGATACGTGAGTTGTACGTATCGTCCTGTGTACTCCGAAACAGCAGAAAAGAGACGCAATGGAATTAACTATGACCGCGTTGTTGTTGGTGGAGAAATGTTGGAGCTTGCATTAGTAAAAAAACCGAGGTATAATGATACTGATGTATGGGAAAACTCAGACGATGACAATAACGTCTTTGGCGAAACAATACTAGTAAACGAAAAGGTAGAAAAAATGGGACTGTTTGGAACAAAAAAAGAACAGGTTGCCGTTGAACCAGATGTTCTGTTTAACACTGACGCTGGCGAAAAAACCATCGAAGAAATGATGATTTTGGTTAACGAAGGCGTTAAAGTTGCAGAAGAATTAGAATCTGTAAAACAGCAATTGGATGCAGCAAAGGCTGAAGTCGAAGCGATTAAAGCCGAAAAAGAGGCTGCTGAAAAAGAATTGGCCGAAGCAAAAGAAGCAATCGATGCTAAGGGTGCTGAACCAGAAGGCACCGATGAAGGCCTTAAAGAAACTCTGGCAAATTCACTGGAGAAAGACCCTGAGGAAGTTGTCAAAGTGGTACTTTCCACTCTGGATGGAAACAAAAAATAAGGAGCAAATAGATGGCTATAGTAAAGACAAATTTCTTGTCTGCTGAATTAAACCAGTTTGCTATCTCCACTGTCCGTGGACAATTGGCCGACTGGGGTTTGAATGCGCAGATTATGGAAGTTCGTATTGACGACGAGGAAGCTGGCAGCATCTATGCTGGTGACCCTGTCAAATTAGTCTCTAGTCCTAAAGGCGTTATTACTGTTAAAGCCGCAGCAAAAGGCGATGCAGTATATGGCTTTATGATTTGGGACACAAAACGTACAAAAGCAACTGCTGGCCAATACATCCGTGTATTGCGCGATGGTGGCGTTATGCAAATGATTACAGATGAAGCAATCACTGCTGGCACAGCTGTATATATCGACGAAACAGACGGTGGCGTTTCTGCTACAGGCACAGGCTTGGGCGACCCAATCGGTTTGGCTGTCGAAGACAGTGCTGCAAATGCAGACGGTTCTTTAATCCGTATCGAAGTTGTTAAACAACCTTTGGCTTAAGGAGTAACAGATGGCATTAGTTAATAAAAATGACAAAAGTTATATCGTAGACGGGGTTGAAATCTTGTTTAACGAAGCAGAACAAGCAGCAATTGATAAAGCACAAAACTTGGTTAACGAATCTGGTTTTGGCGATATCGATATCACATTGTTAACTGCGTTGGAAGCACGTATCGCACAACAGAAATTCTATACTGTTGACGTTGATAAATTTATTGATATTGCACGCGATACAGGTGGATATGCTGACGCAATAACAGCGTTTAAAAACTTGCAATTGGATGCAGCTGACGATTCTTGGGAAGCTGACATCTTGGGCGACAACGCTCGCAAAGCGCAAGTTGCAATCGGCTTGGAACCATTTACGGTTCGTATCCGTTCTTTGGTAAAGATGGTTTCTTACTCATTGTTAGAAATCCGTCAAGCACAACAAACAGGTGTTTGGAACGTTGTGTTAGAAAAAGAACGTGCACGTAAACGTTCACACGACTTGTATTTACAACGTGTGTTGTTGAAGGGTACAGACCGCCACGAAGGTTTGTTGAATTTGTCTGGCGTTACAGCAAATACAACTGCTATTCCAAAACAAATGAAAAATATGACTGTTTCAGAATGGCAAACTTTCTTGGGCTCTATCTTCTCAACATTTGCTAGCAACACTAAATATACTGCTATGCCGAATCGTTTTGTGATTCCATATACAGACTATTTAGGATTAGCAAAGGCTGCAGACGAAACGTATCCATTGAAATCTAAACTGGAACGTTTGACAGAATCCTTCAAACAAATGTGTGGTGCTGATGCTGAAATCTTGCCTTTGGCATACTGCAATGCTGCTGAAAACGATGGCACAAACAACAAGTATGTCTTGTATCGTAAAGACTTCGATACATTGCGTGCTTATATGCCAATCTCCTACAGTGTTGTAGAAGGTGCTTCGGTTGACGGTTTCAACTATCAAAACACAGCATACTCACGTGTGTCTGATGTTGTGTTAGTACGTCCAAAAGAAGTAATGTACTTCACTAACACCGATGTGGCTTAAGTAAGAAGTCCTTAGGGCGGGGAACCAAAAGCCCCGCCCATTTCTTTAGGAGACAATTATGATAGCGAAGAACGTAAGTAAATCAAAAATTCATATTATGGTTTCTAGCGGCAACTTTGTTGTTCCTGTAAACGAAACAATTGAAATAACAGAAGAAGAATTTAAAATGTTGGGTTCTTTCTTCAAATTGGAACGCGTTGAAGAAGCAAAGAAAGCAGAACCAAAAGCAGAACCAGTTAAAGAACCTGTTTCTGAAGAAAAATCAAAAAAGAAAGCGAAGAAATAATGAGCTCTATACTTCCTATTACAGTAGAAGATTTTAAAGCCTATTTCTGTAAAGACAATGGCTTTGAATTTCAGCCATATCCAACTTGGGTAAGAACCGCGTTTGATGCCGGTGAGTATTGTTTATATGACGGTGTGTTTTATCAGTCTACTATGAGTAGAAACGTAACGTCTCCGGCGAATATAGACCCAGAAGACCCAGAATGGTATGTTGCATCTACTGTATATGTGGAAGGAAGCGAATACGAAGTTGGCGATGTCGTTGGTTATAACGGTAAGTTTTATACTCCAAAAGAAACAACTACAGAACTGCCAACAGATGAAGATTTCTGGGACGAACTTACTGAAGAAGAACTTTTGGAACGTTTTCCTGATTATAGAGTTTGGAAACAGCCAATAGTGTATTCCGAAGGAGATAAGGTTATCGGTATGGTTAATTACCGTCTTGGCGTTTATCAGTCTACAATAGACGACAACGCATATGGGTTAACAGATATATATACCGACACACCAATAGAACAAAAAGCCTGGGAATTACAAGAGGACGAAGAAGTAGACTGGATATTAGATAGCGACATCGAAAGAGCTATGGGCGAAGCGATGTTTAAATTTAATGCAAGTTTAGTTCCTAACGAAGAAAAGCGCAAAATCATAGCGTTATACTTAACAGCGTTCTTTTTGGCGTACGACCGTCAAATGGCTAATGCTGGGCTTAATAGCAATTCTTCTTCTGGTCCAGTTCGTTCTCGTACAGTAGGGAAGATGTCTGTATCATATATGGAAAGCACGCTTTACAGCAAGCATCCTGCATACGAATTCTTCTCAAGGAATATGTATGGCATCAAGGCGTTCAACTTGTTACTCCCATATCTACGCGGCAACGTTTTGGTGCTTCGTGGAAGAGTGAGTGCAGAATAATGAAGCCATACGAAAAACAAATATCTGTTCACGTTCAACAGCATATATTTGACAAGTTGTTAGCGTTCGAACAAACATCTGCTTGCGCTGGAATACGCAACAATAGACCAGTAGCAATGCGGATGGCAATCAACCATTATGGTGGGCCAAACTTACCCGCTAGACCTTGGTTGGATGCAGCACACGGAGACGACCATACTGGCGAACACTTTATGTCACAATACGACAAAGCGCTTCGCAAAGCAATAAGCGGTATGATAAGTTCGTCAACGCCTATGCACGTAAGGAGAGACGTCAAGTTCGCAGGAACAAGAGACGAAATAAAAACCGAACGTGTAGAGTCTGGGAGATTGTTTGGAAAAGCGAGTTATGGTAGTGGAGGAGCGGCGGTTATGAGAACGCTTGCACTACAAATGGCAAAAAACCAAACAGACTTTATTGCTAACGGGTTGATGGAGCCAAACAATGAATCTACAGTGTACAAGAAGGGCTTCAACAAACCATTGGTGTGGACAATGGAGGCGTTTAAGTCTATAGAAGGGTGGATAGAGTAATGGGAAGAATTGCCGGAACCGTTAAAGTAACCATAGGCTTTGACAACGAGGATGTTCTTACTGAAGACTCGTTCTACACAAAGATGACACCGCGTATAAGCGTAGGTGTACCAAGATTCAAGCAAGACCAAATAAAACTTGCTATAATAGAAGAAGTTATTAAAAAGAAGATTCGTATCAAAGCAAAAGGCAAAAAATGAGTTTCTTTATGGATGCCATAGGCGATGATTTGATAGGCGCAGGAACAGTTAAGATTACTGTTACTACGACAGTTTATATGGATGGCTTTGGCGAATTTACAACACAAAAGAAAACGTTTACGGCGGCAAAGTCTTGTCAGCCATTGTCCCCAGACGAAGCACAACTAATGGGTTTTGCAGACTACGGTACGAACGAATTCTTGACGATATTTACACTTAAAAAGATTCCTATGCCAAGTAAAAGTGGGGAAACCGTTATGGTGCACTTCAACAACAAAGATTGGTATGTGCGTCGTGTTTTGCCTTGGGTGTGGGACGAAGGTATGCCAAGCCAACAAGGGTATTATGAAGTAACCTTGTCGCGCTTTAATGAAACAAACATAAACCCGGACTAATGCTATGTTTAGATATAAAGACATTGAAAAGTACTTGGCAAATATGTTTGTCTATATGATAGGCAACCAATGGGAAACGCTTGGGTTTTCTAGCGACGAAACAAAGCGTTGTCTTGTTGAACGCCAAAACAAGTTAGCAATGCCAGAGTCTAATACTTTGATACAATTTAGATTAGACAATTTTGATAACTGGCGCACCAATCGTTATCGTTCTTCTTCGTACGTTAATTCATTTGGGGAAGAGGAAATATTAGAGCTTCGAACAGCGCGGTGTGTAATCACTGTGCTTTCAAAAAACCTAGGAGACGCGTTCGATGCAAGTCGTTTGCTTGTTGCAAATTTGCAAAATCAGAGGTATAATGATTTTGTAAGCAGTAACGGTAGGCGTCTTGGCATAGAGAGCATTTCTAAGGCAAAGAACCTGTCGATGTTAGAGAACGGCGCTTGGACAGAAAGAATCCAAATAGAGGTTCAATTTAACTGGCGAGATGTTGTTTCTAACAACGATAAAGAAATGTTTGTACATACGCCTGAAGACATTCCCGATGTGGATAATAGTGTTCAGTTTACTGTGCAGACTACTAGATAGGAGTAAAAAGATATGGCTAATATCATAAACATTAAAAAGTTTATTGACGTTTCAACGTCAGTGTCGCCTACTCCATTGGGTCGTAGAGACTTTCGTAATATCTTGTTTGTGCAGAAAGGAGAAGACGGCGCCTCTACGGTTGTTTCATCGTATACAGATTTGGACTCTTTGATTATAGCAGAAGGCTCAAATAGCGCTGCTGCAAAGATGGCTACAAAGTTCTGGGGCGGTGGATTCAATGGTGTAAAACCTTCGAGTACGGTTTATGTTGCGACAATAGGCGCAAGCACTCAAACTGAATTCTTAGATGGATTTAATTCTCTGTTGGCTGCTGGCGATTATTATATGATAGCGTTGGATAACGCTTTGGTGTCTTATGCACCGGTTGCAGCATCTGCAAACGAAGCGGCTACTATCCCACACTACTTGTTCTTATTGGATACATCAAGTGACGCTATTAACAAAGACAACTCAGAAGATAGTTCTTCTATTACAGCGTATTTGTTTAATAACAACTTAACACGCGCTGCTGCGTTTTGGACAGATGTTGCGAAAGCAGACCAATATCCAAACGTCGCTGCTGCTTCTTTCTTTGCGGTATCACGCATTACAGCATCTAGCCCATTGGGTAACTTGGCATACAAAATTATTCCGGGTGTTGAAGCGGTTGCGTTTACTGCTGCTACAGTAGAAGTAAATGAAGCGTGGGAAAACTTGGCTTCCAAGAACGGAAATGCATATATCACATTGGGCGAAACAGGCCGTGTATGTTTCCAGACTGGCACTTGTGGTTCGGGCGACAACATCGACGAATACATTGCTGCAGACTTCTTGAACTACACAATTACATACAATGTATATGACTTGTTGACCTCTGTTCATAAGTTACCAATGAACATCAACGGTGCAAAACGTTTGTACAATGTTATCAGTGCTGCGTTTGACCGCTTGAATGCTGCCGGTGTTATCGGTGGCGGTGTTTCACAAGATGGCGAATCGTTTGGCGACTCGGGTTACAAAATCTCCATCCCGACTCCGACGGGTACCAACAAAGCGACAGGCTTGTGGGACAGCATTGTGTGCAAAGCATTGTTGACTGGCTCTTGTAAGAAAGTTGTCATTGGAAATAACTTGAAAAAATAAGGAGTAGAAAATGGCAGAATTTAATGGAGCATTTAACGATATTGGTTTGGTGGATTTTTCTGTCCGCACTCCAATGGGTACTTTAGAAGCATCACAATTAGGTCCAAATGATGTTGTTATTACAGCACAACCGGGCAACGATGGTAACGTTTATGAATTCGTAGAAGGTTCTACAGGACAGGCTTTGTTTAACAAGTCCTACAAAGTTAAGAACTGGACTGTTACTATCCGTTTCTTGCGTCATTCTTATGATTATGCAAAAGTAACATACTTCATTCAAGAAGTGTTGAACGGACACATAACAATGTGCTCGTTGTTGTTACGCAATCGTAACTTTGGTCCTAACGGCGATATCGACGACCTTAACGAAACATTGTACGCACCTCAGGCTGTGTTACAAAACTTTGCGGGCGTTGAATTCGGTGCTGGCGCAAACGGCGACTTTGAAGTAACATTCAAAACATCGGGCGCGGAATATAAATCTGGTGCATACAATCCTTGGTCTAACTCATACGCTCCAGAAGCGATGCAAGACCGTGGTGGAAGCATTACTTACGCTGGTTCTGTTGATAACTACAACGGCGTTTCTAGCGTTAATGTAGACCCAGACAATCCGTAGTCAAAATGAGTTTCCTTTGGGGCGTTCTGTATCCCTGACGCCCCTCGGGATATAAAGGAAGCAGAAATGAGCAAAGAAAAAAAGAAAATAGTACTGACCCTTCGGGAAAAGTACGAAGCCTTCTTGGAAAAGTTTATTAAGCGTTCCCAAGAAGCAAACAGTGTGCCGGGATATTATTCTTATACTCTTGGCGGGGCGCATTGGTTGTTAACAAGACCGCGTTCTGTTATGGAACAAAAGAGAATAATAAACTTAATGCGCAAACATATGCTTAATGAGTTCGACTTTGACACTGAAGTAGAATTGTTAAAGGGGATATGCCTTAATGCGCAAAAGAATAAGCAAGACGTCCAGTTGGAGCAGTTGGAATATGAAGAACTGGAATTGCTTAAACGAAATTATATAGATTGGATTTTACTCCCTTTATACCTATCGGGGACAAAAGTAGTAGACGGGTATATGGAGGAAAAACTAAATCAGACAGGCTCATCGAGCAAGTAACTAAGTTTGTGGAGCCCCCGGCAAACGCGGATTGGTTTTTGTTCGGACCAGTCTCTAAAGGATATATATCTTATTCTGATTTAGTGAACGGGACTGTGAATCTATATGATGTTTTTGTGTTAAATGATATTATAGATTACCAGGACACTATATCTGAAGAGATAAAGCGGCGACTAAAGGATAAATAATGCCACGTTCTGGTGCAATTCAAATAGATGCTGATTTAAACGTAGGAAGTGTTTACCTTGATGCTGCGGCTCAGCAAGAGCTTGACGGCATAAGCAAGAAGTTAAACAACCTTGCCAAACGTCACGGGTTTGGAAGCGTAGAGAAGATGGTTGGCGCTGCTAGGGGTGCCGGCTTTTCTCCTGCGATGGCTATTACATATACCAGAAGACAATTAGAGTCTGTTAGAGGACAACGCTTAGACCTTGGTCAGGTTGCGGGCTTGCAGTACATTGCTACAAAGATGTACAACAAGGAAAAGAACGATGTTGCCGCAAACAAAGCGCAAATAAGAGAAGCAAAGCGCATAGAAGCAGAAGAACAGAAGAATATGGCTGCAGAAGCAGACCACGCTAAGTTGCTTCAATTTGGTTCGCTTACACAGATTAGAAACAAGATTGCCGACTATAAGATTGGCAGAGATATAGCCCTTAAACACGGTTGGAAAGAAGATGACGAGTATATCAAGTCTATCGACAAAATGACAGAAGAACTTGAGGCCGTCGCAGACATCCTTGCACAGGAAGAAGAAGCAGTTAAGGCTAGCGGAACAGCAACAAAAATGCTTGCTAGCAGTATGGGTTTTGTTGGGCGTATGCTTGATGGTATGTGGGATAACGGCACTCCAATAACTAACCTTTATGAAAAAGCGCGCTCGTCCCTTCCGTTGCTTGGAGGAACAATAGGGGCTTTCTTTGGTCCGCTTGGGGCTGTTATTGGCGCAGGTGCAGGACAGTTAGCGTCAGGCTTAATGGACGCCATACACGGTGCGTGGAGACAGACAACAGAACGTGCGTTGCGTATGCGTAATCGCTGGGCTGTTCTTGGTGGACAATGGAACCATAATTACGCAGAGAATCTTGGAGCATATGGCATAAATGAAAACTCTCTTGCGGCTATGACGAGTCAGGCAAGATATTTTAAGGTTGGCGCTGCATACGGACAAATAAGTGAAAATCAGTTCCTTGGCCACTCTATATTAAGAAATTATCACGAAGCGGTTATGCGTGGAGAAAACAATGCCGGACTTGTTGAGGCACTACGTAGGGATTATGCTGAGCTTGGAGACCAGCAGTTTCATCAGGGTTTGGTGTTTGCAGGATTGCCAGAAGACCTTATGCAGATAAACACGCTTACTGATAAAGATTGGTCGAAGGTTTTAGACGGACAGTCTGTTATGAAACAAGAAGTTGCAGATATTGCAGAAAACGTCAAAACTATAACTGAGTGGGCTCAGAGAAACCTTGATGAGCTTAACGCGGTTCGTTCTGCTGCAAATGCCACATATGCTGAAAACAACAGAAGCGGATTAACATATGAACAGCGTTACAAAGTGTTGTCAGCCTGGTCTGACGAGCAAAGCAGGCTGTTTGATAATGCTTGGCACAGCGATTGGTTTGAAGAAGACGGCAAAAAGGCGTGGGGTGAATGGTTGAGGCACGGCCTTTCAGACCCTTATCTAAACAAAGATATTATTGTTAACACAACAAATGTTGTTGAGGTAGACGGCGCCGAGGTGAGAAGAACCACACACGCAGTAAAAGAACTGTTAGATGTAACGCAAAAAATGGTATTGTAAAATGTCTTTAATGGATTTAGCATCTTCAAGAGCACCAGCAAGTTCGATGACAGCAGAACTTAATGCTGGCACGTTGTTTAGTCTTGGCGGAGAAGACGCCTTTGACAAGAATAAAGGAAACTCTTTATTGGGCGTCGCTAATTATGTCGATATTGCCAAAGATGTTGCTAGTGAAATAAGCAATGCATTAGGTTATCGCGCGCCTATGTACACAATTGGGGAAATACCTGTAGAGGGAACAACAGAGTTGCCTCAATGGGTTCCTGATAGCCTTGGTAATGTTGTTCGTGCTATAACAGACACTCGTAACAACCTAAGAGATAAAAAAGATAGAGTTGAGTCACAAGACGGCGTTATTATAGACGGTATAGAAGATTTTAGCGGGAGCTTCAAGATGGACTTGCCTAAAAACGCTATGTTGTATCGTAGTTCTGGAATTACAGACCAAAGAGTTCGTACGCCTTGTGAATGCAAGATGAAGGTTTATGTGAGCAACTATTTGTCTGATGACCTGTTGGGGAGCGTTATAAATCAAGTAAACGCATTAGACCCAACCGGGTTGTTAAGTAAGGTTCCAGATAATTTATTGCGCTCAGGAGGGAACACAAGAGCACAAAACGCTTTATATAAGTTACGTTCTATACAAGAGGCAGGGAAACCATTTAGAGTATATACGCCACACTGTGTTTATGAAAATATGATTCTTAAAGACATAAACATATCTACAGATGCTGACACTATGGACACATTAGTTGCAGAACTTACATTTGTGGAGTTGCTTATGTATGCAACAAATGGTACAATATCTAGAATAGCAGACCGTAAGAATGTTGTAAAAACAGACCAACAAGGACTGCTTAGACAATGGGTAGGTGTATAATGTTTAGACTTGTTGTTGAATCTGAAGAGCAAAGCATAGTATTAAGCAATGGATACGTTGCGGAGCTTAAGTATAATGTGTTCAATAAATACTGGTACTATAATCTTATGGATGTAGAAGGCAACTATATTTTTTATGGTATGGCATTGAAACCAGACAGTTGTCCAACATATCATTTGACGCACGACGCGAGCATACCAAAACTTGTTATTCTTGACGAGGCAAGATACAGCAAAGAAGAATATAATCCTTATGTTGAAATAGGCGGAAGATTGGGGCTATATGAAGTATGAGAATAAATGACGTTAATTGGAATTTTGATAGAATTGTTCGCCTTACAATAAAGTGTCCTGGCGCCGAAATAGATTATGACAAAGAAGGCAAAAAGGTAGATACTGTTGTTGTAGAGTATAACCCGCTAGACGATGGACGCAAGGTTGCAAGAATTGACTTTACTTGTGAGATGTTAACACAGTTGAGTGACATTACTCAGCCTTCATATACAGCGGAGATAAAACTTTATAATATAACAGACGAACTCGCTAACGCAATTGCATCTGGCGGAGCAGATATTCGTTATATTTTTTCAGGCAACACTGTTTCAGACAGACGAGAACGCTATAAAGCAAGAAGGGGCTCGCGCCCACAAATTAAACTAGAGATAGGGTATTACAACCACGAGAACCCATCTGAAACATCTTTGGCTACAATATTTGATGGGTATATAAATAGTTCGTTCTCTGCGCGACAAGGGGTCGACTATGTTACCACTTTGCAATGTTGGAAATTTAACGGAAGCCTGCCAGACGACGTATCTTGGTGTCTTACAGAGACCAAAGACGAGTATCTTGATTATAAAGAAGAGATAGAAGAAAAACGTGGAAAGCCGTATAAAGGAACGGTAGAAAATGTTTTGTCTGATTTGATATGGGACTACGCTACAGAGAGACCAAGTATTGTAACGGAAGGAAAAACAAAAGAGGTATCGTTCGATAGCAGTTCGTCTCAGATGTCAAAAATAGAAAAAGAAAAGAATTTTAGCCAACAATTTAGTGTTCCGTTCAACCGTCCCGGAGACACTTGGAAAGAGAGCCACGAATTTTCTAACGTGTTTTCGCTAGGTTTTTATTATGATGCTTCTGGTACTTTATTAAATGAAGACCTTAGACAAAAACTTATAAGAGCTTGGGGGTCTGACTTTGTGTTCTACACAAATGGAGAAACAGATTTGGATAAGTTGTTGCACTCTGCTCTAGCAAAAACAGGGTACAATCTTTCTTACAAAAAAGATGAGAACTTTAATAAAAGTATCGATGGCGAAGAAAAAAGAAACGGCGTTCGTTTTAAGTGGTATGTGTATGAGGCTGGTGCACGCGGTTCTAAATCGCCAAACCCTGGCTCTGGCGGCATAAAGATTATAAACTACCAAAATGTTGTAGAAACACCGGTTATAAACGGAAACGGTAGTATGCAACTAAAGACAATGATTATTCCGGGCATTACAACTAAGTCAGCCCTTATGCTTGCAATAGAAGATGTTGATAGCGACCAGGTATACAATATGGGAAATAGTTCTTTTACCGGCATAAAGGCGTCCACATTGTCTGCTTCTGTTGGTAAGTTTGTTCCTTTGATGACAGGGGAATATAACACCGCTGTTTTAATCAACGACCAGAAGAAACGCGGGTCTTTGTTTAATACGTGGTTTGATATTTGGAAGATAACGTTTAGTGGTTCGACACACACAAAAGACTGGTATAATACTATTTTTACATTTCCAACATTCTTAGGAAGAGGTAAAGGATAATGAGAAATTTAGACACTGGCGCAGTTCAAGCAAAATACCTTATTCGTACACATTCGATATTTCGAGTTATTGCTTTTCATCCAGATACACAAACTGTTGATATTAGACAAGATATGTTCGAGCTTGTTCCTAATCAGGACGGGGCGACATACAAGCAAAACGAGTTTGGGGTAGACGTGCCATACTCCTTAAGGACGCCAGACATAATGTATGGTATTCCTGTAAAACAGATGAGATATGGACAGTTTGCTATAAAGGTTTGTCCTGTCGAAGGAGATACAGGGTACGTAGAATACTTCCACGACGATATAACAGGGTGGTTTGAAGATGGCGAGCTTTCTATTCCAAGAAATTCTGCCAAGTTCTTAAGAGGCTCTTGTGTTTTTGTTCCGGGCGTTTTCGACGAGAACAATGTAACACAAGATTATCCTGCAGACAACACAAAGTTGATAATAGCGGGAAAAGATGCTACAATAGAGATAGTAAATCCTGCGGGAGACGACCCTGCAACACAAATAAATATTGTTGCTAAAACAGTTAATGTAACGGCGGAGAAATCTAAGTTCAGTGGAGACGTTGAAGTGGCAGGAGATATTAAAGCAACCGGAGATGTAAAAGCCGGAAGCATTAGTCTTAAGAATCATAAACACAACGTCAAACAAGGCGCGTCTGTTAGTGTTAGTACGTCTACAGGACTTGGTAGTGTTACAAGCGACAAGGTATCAGAAGCAGCACAATAGGAGTAATGTATGGAAACGTGGGGATTATATGAAGGCGACATTACATTGGATATGGACGGAGTTATCCGTATTAAAAAACAAATGGAATGCCTTGCTGACCGCATTAACACTGCGCTCGCTACTGTTCGTGGGGAGCTTGATGATTATTCTGCTGGCGTAGATTATTACGGTGTAATTTTTGCTAAGACACCAATATCGTTAAAGATAGTAGAATTTACTCGTGTTATAAGGTCGGTAGAAGG